GGCGCGGTTACGCTTACTTACTCAGCAGGGACTGAACAGGTATTTGCATCAACGCTATTCAGCGACCCGGCAACAGGCGTAGAATTTGTCGTAGTGGCAACCAAGGACAAAGCAATCATATGGAATGACGCGAACAATTCGGGCATTGCAATTGATTATCCCGGCTCGGAAGTAGTCGCTACCGCAGACGGAGCGAGTTTCGTGCAGTCGATGGAGAAGTTGATTTTGTTTCGAGGCAAGAACAAGACCCCGTTAGAATGGGATGGGGACTATTCAAGCCCGACTGATTTTGTAGTGAAGGCAAACGCATCGCCAGGTGGTGGAAACATACAATGTCCGAATACCGACTTTGGCGTGTTCTTCCGCAACCGACTTATCATTCCACAACCTACTGATTCCAAGTACTCGATCTTGATGAGTAACTTGTTGGACACGGATGTCTATACTCCAAGTGACGCGCAATTTAGAATCAACAAGGGGTCAGCGGATTTCCTTGTAGGATTTTTTCCTTATCAAGAAGACCAGTTGATCGTGTTTATGCGTAATAGCATTCACATGATAAACAACATTGCGACAGTAAGTGCCGCCAATACTTACGAGATCACCCGCCAGCATGGGTGCGTAGCTCGCAAGAGTATCGCTCAGTCAGGCCCGCAAACCTTCTTCTTGAGTGACAATGGAGTTGTCGTGCTTAGTCCTGGCACTGACCCTGCGAAGGGATTGGGGGTAGCTATAAGTAAGGTTACCGGAGAAACGATTCCGATGACCCGTCAAATCCAAGATCAATTTGAGGACGTGAATTACGCTCATGCGGACAAAGCGTGTGGCGTGGTGTATGATAACAAGTACTACCTTGCAGTACCTACGGGTAATTCTACCGTGCCTAATGCGATATTCGTATATAATTTGCTTACCTCCACTTGGGTGAGCGTAGACAGTTACCCTGCAATGTCGGGAAGCTTGGCATTCCACGTGGATGATTGGGTTGTCTGCTCGCATGGTAGCGATCCTACGAAGCGCAGATTGTTCGCTTGCAACGACACGGGATGGTATCTGATGGAAGAAAACGCTTCTGACGATAGTGGTAGAAAGATCGGAAGTTCGAGCGAGTCAGGCACTACCGCAATTGCAGGAAAACTTGTCACTCGCGCATACACTTTGGGTAACCAGGAGGTCAAGCGTTGGAGGCGTGGACAATTGGGAGTCAACACGGTTAACAATGATGCTTTTAACATCAAGGTCAATACGCTCGATCCTGACGCTTCGACTACCGTCCTGAGCCATACCGCAAGCGGGACTGAGGAAGCCCTTCTACGCTTCGGTACGGGACGCACAAGAGGGTATGGGGCGCAAGTCGAGATAAACGTTACTAGTGGCAGACCGAGCTTTAGACACGTCTCCTTGGATGCGATCCAAGATGGAGCGAACATCAGAACGGAGGTTGCATAGATGGCAATCTCAAGTTCAGTCACTAGAGGGTTTACTTTTGCCACGGGCGTTGAGGTCACGGCTGCCAATCTAAACGAACTAGGCACACCTACGGTCACGGTTGCAACTCCCATCGCAGTATCCAACGGAGGTACGGGGAGTGCAAATGCGAGTGACGCTCGTACCGCATTGGGTCTAGGCACGATTTCCACGCAAGCCGCTAATGCGGTTGCGCTGACCGGAGGCACGATAAGCGGAACGATAATGACTTTACGATCCTATGCGGTGAGCGGAGTACCCTCCGCATCCCCAGCCGGACAGATGATATACGTGACGGATGGAAACTCAGGTGCGGCAACGGTTGCGGTATCTGACGGATCGAATTGGAAAGTAGTGGCATTGGGAGCAACGATAAGCACGTGAACGTATTGGTCAAAGCGCTCGAACTATACGAGAAGATCGGAACGGATCTATTCAAGGACATTGCGGTATACATGGACAGGGGATACGTGTTCAAGACTCCGCATAGCTTGATATTCGGCAAGCCCGTAAGACGCGACCAGGGCAACCCTGACGCGCAATGGGACGTGAAAGATCCCGATGCATGGTACGTCAGAACCGCAGTAGGTGAGGGCGCGATAAAAGAATTTATAGAACGAATGCCTTATCCACTTCCATGGATCGGATGGATGAGGAGCGTGAAGAACAAACCAGTCAAATACTTTAGTTGCGAACAAGTTAGGAGAAGAACGTTATGAGTAGTCCCGATATTAATTATCCCGAGCAACCTTCCTATGGGGAAGGGATGGCAGAAGCGTTAAAGGCGCAAGCTGAGTTCCTCAAGGGAACAGGTGACTTTGCAGACGTAGGTAGCTTGGAAAGCTTGCTACCACTTGAGGAGAGCATCCGCAAGAAAACCGCGCAGATGGATACGGATATTCTCAGGCAGACCTTGTTGGGGACTGAGACGGATGCAGTCACGGGTACTTATGACGATCAGGGGCGATTAACTTCTACGCAATCAATGGATGAGCTTGTTGCTCAAAGAGGTGATACTGCTCAAGTTGGTGGGCATTCGTTCCGATTGCACAAGTCCGGGGCAACCCCGATAACCGGGGCGAGAAGCAGGGGGGGGAGATTGCCTATTTATGGTATTTACGATGCGGGAGGCAAACTTATAGGGCAAACGGGGGGACAAGAAGTTGGGCCGATGACCACAGGTGAATTTGATTTGCTTACTAGTCAAGTTCAGCAACAAGCGAAACAACAAGCAAGCGAGGCAAACGCAACATCTACAACTAGTGTAGCTCCCGATAGTGTTTACGAACAGTACATCGATTCTAACCCTGACTTGCTTCAGCAATTCAATTCGGATCAAGCGAAAGGTCGAAGCAAGGCTGATTTTGGGCGTGATCATTACAATGAATTTGGGAAAAACGAAGATCGTCAAATCAAAAGTTTCGCCAAGGATGCCCAAGGCAACATCATTACCGACCCAAGCAAGGTAGGACAAACCGAAACCATACCGGGCGGGTTTACGGGTGACGGGATGGTTGACATCCTTGGTGACACTCGCGACCTCACTAGATTTGAAACACGCACCGCAACGCAAGCAGACGTGGATGCCGGACTTGCAGACGAGGTTGGGGATACTTTTGTCGAAACCATACAAACGGATGATCAAGCAGGATTCAGAGAAGGAGAGTTTAAAGGACTTGCGACGTTAGCCGAGGACATACAACGAGGAAGTTTGTCCCGTCAAAGAGAAGCTGATCTACAGGATGTGTCTCGCCTATCCGGTCTGTACCAAGACATCATGGAGGATTACAAACCAGGCACGCAATCTGCGATGCAAGGTGCGAAGGATCTCATCGAGGAACAAAAGGGCAACTTGCTTAGAGACGTCGGAATATCCGACCCTGCCCAAGTAGCGTCCCAAGGCGTGCAAGCAGATCCGTTGCGCCAAGGACTCATGACGCAAGCCGAAGAAGCGCTTGGTCAGGGACTGACTGACCGTGAGAGAAGGTTGATTGATGAATCTGAGCGAGCTAGAGCAACATTGATGGGCAGAACCTTTGACCAAAAAAGTGCAATTGAGGAAGCAAAAGCACAAGTGCTGGAGGACAATCAGCGCAAGATGCAAAACCGAGCATTCGCACAATCCGTACTTGGACAGGAAGCGGGCATCCAAACTGCGGACGATACGCGCAGAATGGGAGCGGATCAATTCAACGTAGGCACGAAGATGGATTCCGAAAGACTACGCGAAAGCTTGCGTATGCAAGGACTCCTCGGATACTTGGATGCCGCTTCGAGAATCCAGCAAATGGAAGATCGCGATTCGCTCGATCCGTTCCAAGCGATACTGGGCAGAGGAGGAGGAACTGCACTACAACAAGGACAGAGCGTATTTGGACAAGCCGGATACGGATTGCAGTCGAGTCCGCAATATCTCAATCCCGAAGCGGGTTTGGGCTTTATACAGAACCAGGCAACTAATGCCGCAAATATGGCGATTGCCGATCAAGCGGCCCGCGCATCTTCGCAAGCGGGTATATTTAGTGGACTAGGTTCGCTAGGGGGCGGTTTTGCAACAGGAGCGATGCTCTGCTGGGTAGCACGCGAGGTTTACGGAGCGCACAACCCTGCATGGTTGCTTTTCCGAGAATGGATGCTCAATGATTCACCGGGTTGGTTCAGAGCAATCTATATCAAATTCGGAGAGCGCTTTGCAAAGTTCATCTCGAACAAACCACGCTTGAAAGCACGCATCCGCATATGGATGGATTCTAAAATCAGGAGATAACAAACTATGGCTACACCATTCTTCAAAGGAAATTACGGATCAGCGCTATCGCGGGTCGATACTCGACCTATCATAGAGGCGGGACGCGCTCGCGGACAAATGTTCGCAAACATGGGCGCGCAAGTCGGGGGCATGATCAAGGAGTACGGGTTGAATAAGGAGAAGCGTGCGAAGCTGACGGGTGAGATCGAGGCATACTACAAGGAGAACCCCGAAGCGCTCAGTCAGATAGGAATGAGTGGAGACGAGGCTCAGGACAAGAAGGATTTTGCCGAGCGTGAAAGGTTTGTCAAAGGAGACATGAGTATGGCGCAACTCGAAGGGTATGCAGGCAAGCTTGCGCGTGGAGAAGTGTTGCGCAGTAAGAAGCTACAAGATGATGCGCGCAGAACATTAAACGAAACTAACAAGTTTAACCTCGGCTTGGCACAGGAGTTGAAGGATGCAAACATTAAGCTAAAACAAAACGAGGCGTTGACTAGCGACATTGGGGTAGCGGTAGCACGCATGAAACAAGAAGATTTTGAGGCAATAAGAGATCCGGCATTGAAGGAAAAACTTGCGCAACTTAGGGATGCGGCAGGCGTGAGGGCAGCAGACCCTGCAAGCGTAAAGGCTAGGGATGCACGAAACCTTCGCAAATTACAGTTAAGCGCACAGAAGCGTGCTGATAGTATTGAAAGCCTAGTTGCAGATACTCTTGGCTTTGAGAAAATGGCAGAAATGAAAATAGAGGACATGAAAACATTGTCGGAAACAAACAAGGCTAAACTTGAAAGTACTAAAGCCCTTAGTAGTTACTATAAAGCCAAGGGAATTGCAGACCTAATAACTGCGGCTAATAAAAATAGCCCTTCATTTTCTGATAGATTCAAGCCACTTGTAGAAATGACAGGTAAGATTCTATCAACAAATGTAAAAGTACCAGGTTCAAATAAACGTGTTACATTTAACGATTACTTGGAGTTACACGAAGAGGATTCTACAAAGTACCCTTTGAATGGAATAGCAGGCGATTTAAATGCTCAACTTTTGTCACTTGAATCATCTACACAAAACGTTTTAAGAGAGCAACCTGTTCTAGTTGACGTGCCTGTTGAAAACGCAGTCGATAACGTTACACCTGAAGCACCTAATCTAATGAGTCAAGATTACGATTATTCAAATCTTGATCCAAGCGTAGCTGAAATGATGGCAGGCCCAAGTGCAAAACCTTTGCAAATAACAGATTCCGCAACAATAAATATGTTGAAATCCGGAGGCAAATTTCGAGGCAAAACCTACGAAGAATTACTGGCCGAAGGAGCGATTAGGGAGCAGTAATGGCAATCCAAACGATGACAATTGGCGAAGCCTTGGACAAAGGTTACGGTGATTTTATAGTTGGAGCAGAACAACCACAACGCGAGGAAGCTACCCTTGGCG